CGGAAGAAGTCCTGATAATCGAGTAGATAATTTATCTACAACATGATTTTGATGAGCCATATTTCTCTGCTATTAGTTAATTGTTACTGTACCTACAGTAGCAACTGGATACCATACTGAAGCAACTGCAACTAATACTACAGCACTGTTAGATGCCATAACTAGTGAATCAGAAGCTGTTCCTGTTACCCAATTAGATGATGGGACATCGATGTCTGCATTAATTGCCACATCGTCCTTCACTCTAATTATTATTTTCATTTGACCTTCGTGAGTTGGGGCACCTAAATCAATGTCTAAGTCTACACCACCAGATTCACCTGTGAAATCTAGTTTTGTGATTGCCTCACCTGCTGAGATACCTGAAGAAACAGAAGTTGACTCATCTAAAGATTCAATGTCATCGAATGCTAAGAATGATGGTACATTGTTGAATAATCTTTCGATTGTTAATTTCTTATTTACAGGCGTCCCACTTGGGTCGTCTACTACGTGTAATAAATCTGCACCGTTGATATCTGCTTCATCGATGAGATTTAATGCGGTTATTTTCTTATCTGCCATTTAATTATCCTCCTATAATCCAAATAAATGGGAAACTACTTACGGTAAATGCCGTAATCACTTCATACATATTAATAACTAGATGTTGATGTGGTTGTAAAACCAACACCAGCACTAGATTCACCACTTGCGATGGTGTCTACTTCACCAGTAACACTAATACTATCTTGGTCAATGTCAATCAAAGAACCTCTGATTGCAACGACATCGTTACTACTTGGTATTACGGTGAATTCAATTGAGGTATCATTATTACTTGTTGATGTAATATTGATGGCATCAATCGAAATCTTTCCTGAGACATAGTCTATTGTACCTGCCTCACTGTCTTTTGTTACTCTTGTTCCTGCTTCGATAATAAATCTACGAATATTTCCTTTTCCGTCATCATCAAAGAAATTGTCATTCACTGAATCACCTTGTACTTTGATTCCTGTTGATGTTAATATTCCACCAGCATCTGCGTTATGACCAGAATGTGGATTGTAGAATGCATTACCAAAGTTAACTTCGAAACCTTTATCTGTACCTAATGATACAGTTTTCTTTTTCTTCAATCTAACGTTAGTGACGTTTGACAAGATTGAAGATTGTGCATTGTCAATTGCTGTTACAAGTTTAGAATGCCTAAAGATTGCATCAAAGTTATTTAAGTTGTCTGTATCATATTTGATAATTGCATTCTTCACAATTGTTTCTAACTCACCTCTTGACAAAGTGGTATCGTTTTTGTTATACTTGAATGTTGTTGTGATAAGTATCTTAGTGATGTCTGCATCGATAATCACAGGTCTCACTGTCAACATATTCAATGCGTTAAGTTTGTTTTGTACGTCTGTCTTTTCTACTTCTGAAAGATAGTCTGAATTTTGTGGTTTCAATGATACAAATACTTTACCATATTCTGGTGGGTCGTTATCTTCACCACCCCATACTGCAACTGCATCTGCATTTGAGTAATACTCTTGAACCTTTGCTTTGTAGTCATTCAATGTGACTAATCTGTTTTGTGATGTATAGAATTTTGTTGCTTTGAACTTGATTGATTCGATAGATTCTTTTTCTGCACCACCTGATGCACTTTCTAGTGTTGTGATTGTTGCATTTGAGAATCCATTTACAGCATCTAACATACCAAAGATTCTGGCACCGTTTGCATGTTCTTCATCAACAACAATGTATGTAACTTCGATTGCATCTCCGTCTTTAAGACCTACACCTAATACTCCATCACCGAAATATATCTCTACAAATCCTTCTTCATTCTCTTGTGTATAATACACTCTACTTGATGCATTGATTGTTGATACATCAGTTGATAAAGAGTAAGTTTCTTCTGTACCATTTGAAGTTACTGCAACTTCTACAAGACTTCTATCGACTCTTGCATTTGATAATACAAATTTTGGATTCTGTATTTGTGTATCAAATATGAAAGTATCAGTCACGTAAGTTCCTTGAACTAAGTCTACACTTTCATAGTTGAATTCGTTTACAGATTTTTTTGGTGTGACTGATTCAGTCACTACGAACTCGTATGATACACCATCAAAGACACTATTGAATCTATGTCCTCTTGGTAATATCATCTCATCTGCTGTTGGTATTGTACCGTCTGCATTTGTGATATTGTTAATGTCTACAGTAACACTAGCAGACGATGCCTTTTCAGTAGCAGGTATGAATCCTAAATCTTTTGCACGTGATACAACGTTCTTTCTGATTTGTGCTGAGTCTAAGAAGAGTTCAGAAGCGGCAATGTTTGTATTAATAGCACCTATATGAGATGCGTATGCCATCAAGTCAATGAGAACTGACATGTTAGAACCTTCAAAGTCGTAATCTTTAAAGTTCTCTTGACCTTTCAGATATGTTTTTAGGTTATCTGCAATTGCTTCGAAATCTGTTTCTGTAATGTTTATATTTGAACTATTTACTGCCATTATCTTACCCTAGTTACTGTGAATTCTACACCTTGATTTGGAAGACCATTGATGATATTGTAAAACACTGTCATGTTTAATTCATTGCCTCGCATTTCACCGATATTAACTCTGACTTTATTGACTCTTGGTTCAAGAATAGATATCATCTTTTCTATTTCTTTTGTAAATTTTCGTATCTGTCTTTGAGAGTCTAACTCAAATAACATATTACGAACACTTGCACCAAAATTTGGTTTGAATGGTCTTTCAAATTTGTTTGTTAGAATGATATTTTTTACTGACCTCTTGATTGCATCTGAATCTTTTTTAGTTGTAACATCTTTTGTTACCGGATGCGGATTCATGAACAAATCTAAATCTGAATACAAATTTTTCTTTGCGTTTACTTTAGAATTTGGTTTTAGATAATCGGCCATAAATCTATTTATACACTCTTAGGAACAGTTATGTCAATTGATTGTGGAAAACCTATAAGTTTTAGTAAATCACAAAACGTTAGATTAACAAAATCAAATATCTTACCAAGACCTATTGCTTTAAAGAACTTTTCTACAATCTTTGTCCACTCTAAGAGTAGTTTTTTCTTCCAATTAATCTTAAAGTCTCTGAAGTCTGCAATCATTTCATTAATCTTATCTTCTAATGACTGTACACTTAAGTTTATGTCACCACCTATGATTTTAGATATATCAAATCCAGCAATGTTTAGACTCTCTAGTTTGTTTTTGATATACTCTTTATACTCTTTAGTCTTTTCTCCATACTTTGCCTTTGCTTCTGCTTTCCATTGATTAATTAATGCACCCAAATCAAATTCAAATGCAGTAGGTAATTTAGGAAGTCCTAATGAATCCCATATTTCTTTAAATTTACCTATGAGTTTATCTGACAATTTAAAAATCGAATTGGTTGCATAATCCATAATTTCACTTTTGATATATTTCCAAGTTGCCTTTGCTTTCCACTCATCACACTCTATACCGAACTCTCCATCGAAGACTTTGTATTCATCAGGAATCAATGCATAGAACTTATCAATGTCTTCTGCAATTTGGTCTTTGATATCTTTCTGTTCTTCTTTTGTTAAAATTCTAAGTATGTCTATTTCTATTCCTAATATGGTGACATTAAATTCTACTGGTATAATCTTACTAATTAATTCCATTATCTTTACTGGAACATAGATATGAAATTCTTGCAACATCTCTTCGACAGCTTCTCTTGCTTCTTTACCCCAATTACGAACTGTTCCTTTCTCCCAATAGGGTGATGATATGTCTGCAAGTTTATCCATGAAGTCTTCTACATCTTTGATGACCTTTTCAATATCCTTTCTTGCATCTTCAGATATCTCATCTTTCTTTTGTACTAGATACACTTTGAGTTGACTAGGAATATTTCCAATTTCTGCAATACTATTTGATAAGTCTGCTTTTGTTGGTAGATTGATTACAGTTCCATCGGGGCATGGAAATGTATTTGGTATTGTAGGTAAAGTTGTTGCCATTATGAGTTCAACTTAATAACTGTACCATCTAAACTTATTTGTGGTGCAACGACTGATAGATTTCCTGTAGATTCGATATCAGTTGTTCCCTTGACTTCTATCTTCGCATCACCTTCTACAAACACTTTACAGTTGCCACCGATGTATACATTATCATCTTTACATATGACTGTATAATTATCGTTAACAACTCGATGAACTTCTGTGCCATCTTTATGAATCTCGTAGAATGTTCCTGACCTATGTGATACTGATAATCTTTCACCACCAACAGAATCGTCCATCTCTATCATGTGGCCTGACTCTGTATGATGCACTTTATTAAATGGATAAAGTGTCTGACTTCTATCTAATTCGGGTTGAAATCCATCTGGTAAGTTATCTCTCGATTCATAATTACCACCACCTTTTGCAAATCTATTTAAGTCTGATTCATCGTAATAATCTTTGAGAGGATAATATGGCAATTCTTTAGATGTAGGTTCATTTATTTTACTGCCCTTACCATCGTATTTAATTTCTAAACTTTCTGGTAATTGAGGTGATGTATCAAGTGCTAATGTCAATTCGTTAGGACGTTTTCTGTCCGTGCCAGAATTTAGACCGTCAACTGAGTTATTATAATCTGTTTGTGTCTGTCTTCTAGGGTCATTAAATCCCTTATCAACTGACCTAGTCAATAACTCATCTGTTATTGTAATCTTGTAACCAGTCTGATTGATTCCTAATGCAACTCCTAAAACTAAGAAGTCTTGTCTCTCATCATCACGAAACATTCCAAAGACTGTTGTTCCTTCAACAAGTCCATGCCCATGACCGAATCCAGATAATCCAGCACTTGTTGTTGGTATTAAAACTTGTGACCATGGCAAGTCTGCTGACGATATAAGTTTCTTGTCATCAGTGTGAACACCATGAACACGAACTCTCACCCTACCAATTTGTAAGGGGTCATTTCTATCTTCAACTATGCCGTAGAAAAAATTATCCATCTATATCTGGTCCTTCGTAATCATCTAATGCTTTGATATTTTTTATTTCATCTGCAAAACTTTCTTTAACACACTGAACTACCATGGTGCCTTTAAAATCTAGAGGATTTATTATATGTCGTATTTTTGTCACTAAGTATCTATTATCATTTAAAGTGCTTTGTTTACCTTTCTTACCAATTGGAACAGCTGCATTGATAATTGTTCCAACAGCAAGGTCTTGTCTATAAGGTATCGTCATTTTTAAAATATTTTGACTTAGTAGTTCTAACATTGCCTCTCTCTCTAGCATAGCATTATCTAAAAATTCGTTACCGACATATTGTTCAATATTTACTTTGCCACTTCCATCTACCAACTTTGCTTCATCTGAAAATGCATTCGTATGATTTACTTTATAGTGTGTTTTAGAACCTCTAAGATAGTTTTTGTTAGGTGCTAAATCGACATCTCTTTCGCTTGAATTTATATCACTTAAACTTCCTACTGCTGGTTCACCGTCAAAGGTTACTTCATTATCGTCTAGTCTTAAGGGTGGAAAACCTGATAGATGTTTTTTAGCACCTCTTTTAAAATTTTCTGCTAAATCAAAATATATTTCCTTTTCAACTTTACGAATTGGGTCATATGTTTTTAATACCGAAGAGTATGCGCCTCTTGTCGTACCTCTCAATGTATCAGTCTTAGATTGAATTTCAAAATCTAAAATTCTTGCACTTTGGCCACCATCTGCTTCTGTTGGAATTTCTTCTTGGTTTAAATTTATATTTCGAGGTTGAAAATCGAATTTTGTGATTAACTCGTTATCACCACTTAACATTTTGTCTAATGACATAAATCTAAACCCACCAATCATTGTTTGAAAAAAGAACATGCTATTTTTAAACACTGAATCATTGGCATGATTTGCATTGTTTACAATGTATTCTATGAACTCATTTAATGACCAGTTAGGACATACTAACTGATGTTTTTCTGGCACTGATTTATCCCAAAAATCGACACCAATCTTATTGGGCAACTTTTCAAATCTTGCGTCTTTGCTTAATGTTTGTAAAAGCATTTCAGAATATGAACCTCTAAGTGTTTTACTAATTCTAGAATTCTCACATATAAAAAATTTAGGGTCTACAAAATTGATTGCATATGTATAACTAT